ACACCACACACACGTGGACGATGGGTAGGCGAGAAGACTATAGAAGGCAAGAGAGTCAGGATGCGCAGCACTGACTATAACAAGGTGCTGCAATGGCTCAGAGGCAACAAACTCCCCGACAACCTTATTCGCCTGAAGGATTTTCCAAGCTACTCCATAGACATAGAGAACCGAGTGGTCTATAACAAGCAGGGAAAGAAGATGAAGTACAGAGAACACAATGGACGAGAGATATATCAACTCTACAGAGATAACCACGGGTACTGCTTTTCTTTCAATCGTATTGCTTATGCAGCTCTTCACGACATAGAATTACAGAAGATACCCTCCGACATCTCAGTATATTACTCTGATGGAGAGTATAGACTTCAGTATCATACAGACGTGGTAAGCGACGCCATGAAGCAGTTAAGGCAGCAGAACTTGACTCGAATAAACAATATTCTCGCCAAACGGCACCGCGAAACTGAGATTCTGCAAAGGTTCTATAAGACCGGTGACCAGACAGAATTGGTGTCTTACTGTTCCAAGGATATCTTCGAGACTCTCATCGCTCACTCAATGAAACTGAACCACTGCACTATACAGAGAGCCACCGATATAGTCATTCAGGCAACAGAATCATTCCTACGACGGATAGTGAATCGCGAAGTCCCCTACATATCCATATCACCTGCTATCATAGCTGAGTGCCGACAGGTATCGAAGGCGAAGAAGAAAATACACACTTTAAACAACAATTACGACTATGAACGAGAATAAACTAAACGGCGTAGCGCAATATCTGAAGATGCTGCACATCGAAGGCGTCAAAGACGAACTGAGCAGACGTATCGCAGATACTCTGGGAGAGAATGCCATTGAGATAATCCTGAGTGACAAAGGCGAAGACCGTCTGCGGACTATTCCTGGTATAGGTAAAAGACGGGCAGCCAATATCCATGATGCAATAGAAGAGCATCACGGAAAGTCGGCAAAGAACAAAAAGCACAATGAGATAGTGCGCTCCGCAACCATCTTCTTTGGCAGCTATGGCATTCAAGGCTGGGTACTGGGGACTATCATCGGTAAGTATGGCGACAAGGCTGTAGAGACTATCCAGGAGAATCCATACCGACTCACCGAGATAGAAGGATTCGGATTCGCCCGTGCCGATGAGGTAGCGCAGAAGATGGGAGTAGAGTCTGACTCGCCCCACCGCATCAAGGCTGGTATAATTTTCCTGCTGGAGAGCGAAGCAGATCAGAACGGACACACCTGTTTGCCATACGACGTGTTACTGTTGCGCTCTCATTTTCTGCTTGGTCTGCCAAACGAAGCTGTGAAGCCGGTACTCGACGACATGATACGCAAGGCAGATATCATCAGCAACAATTCCAAAGCTCTCGGAGAGATGGTTTCTCTCCCCAAGTACGACTATGCAGAGAGACGTATTGCCAATAAGCTGCACCGGCTCGAAAAGAATTTTGATACCCCAAGCCGCACACATGAATGGGGACAAAAAGAACGTCATGAGCAGTGGATAACCATAGACCAATCTATCTGCTACACGGATGAGCAGAAAATGGCAATAGAGATGGCAGTGTACAATCAGGTAATGATTCTTACTGGAGGACCTGGTACTGGTAAGACCACTACCCTTCGCGGCATCATTCGCAGACTGCAGGAACATTACCTGATAGTAAGTCTTTGCGCTCCTACCGGCAAAGCTGCCAAACGAATGACAGAAGCCACAGGCATGGAGGCTAAGACCATTCACCGCCTGCTGGAGTATCACCCGGAGGCAGGTTTCCGACGAAACCACAACGAGACACTGGAGACCGATGCAGTCATAGTAGATGAGGCGTCGATGATTGATACCATGCTCATGTATCATCTGGTAGATGCAATACCCCTTGGTGCAAAGCTCATCATCATCGGAGATGTTGACCAGCTACCAAGTGTCGGTGCCGGCAACGTGCTACACGACCTTATCAAGAGCAATATCATTCCTGTAGTACGACTCACGAAGATTCACCGACAGGCAGAAGGTAGTCTTATCATAAAGAATGCCCACAACGTAATCGAGGGCAAACCACTGGAGATAAATAACCAGGTAGGCAGCGATTTCTACTTCATAGAACGCAACACCGACGAAGAAGCCCTCGGTGAGGTAGTCACCCTTACCCAGCAGCGCATTTTCAAGTATTTCGGTTCTCAGGTGATGCAGGTGCTCACACCACTACGAAAGAACACCGTACTTGGTGCCGACTCTCTTAACAAATATCTGCAGCAGGCACTTAATCCTGATGCTTTACTCAAATGCGAGTACAATAATACCGAGTTCCGCGACGGCGATCCGGTAATGCAGATTAAGAATGACTATAATCTTATGCGATTCAACGGAGAGACTGGTGTAGTATCTTATGCAGCTGATTACGGAAAGAGAGACAAAAGTCTGAAGATAATCTTCGAAGACGAAAAAAGCCCTACCACCTACGAGAACTCCGATATCCGTAATCTGTCACTCAACTATGCCTGCACCATACATAAGAGTCAGGGTAGCGAATATGATATCGTCATCATCCCTCTTATGCCGTCAGCAGGAATAATGCAGCAGCGCAACCTACTCTACACAGCTATCACACGTGCAAAGAAGGTCTGCATCCTGATTGGTTCCAAGAGCTCTATACGCACAGCTCTTTATAACTGGCATATCAAGCCTCGCTGGACTCAGCTCTGCGAGTTATTAAGTAATTCTTAACTATTGGTAAGTAAACCTAACCGACTTAAATACATATAACAGTATGAACGAAGAGACAAAAGTATCATCCCTGGCTCTCTACAAGGTGAGAGCAAAACAATGGGACAATGCAGAATACTCTGCAGCAGAAGACCAGATTAAAGCAATCGAGAATGTCCGCAGATTGCATACCGATACAGACCCAAGGGAATGCACGGTAGAGTTTATAGCAACCGTCTATGTTGCTATACCAGTATCAGCAACACCAAAGAAGAAGGAGGTGGAAGATGAATGATTACCCCTACACCGATCCTGAAGAAGACTACTACAAGACACTTCGCGGAGGCTGCATCACCGTCATAGGTGCCGCCATAACCATAGCAGTGGTAGTTCTTACCCTCTGCCTATTCTCCAGTTGCAAGCATGTGGAATACGTTTCTGTACCACAGGTGCGCACCGACACCCTCTACATCAATCAACAGCAGCGCGACTCAATCTACCTGCACGACTCTACCATCGTCAAGGTAGCAGCCGATACCGTCCTTGTAGAGAAATGGCACACTCGCTATGTAGAGAAACTTCGCAGAGATACGGTCAATCACATCCGTATAGATTCTGTCGCCTACCCTATCATCCAGGAGAAAGTGGTCGAAGTTCCTGCGAAGCCATCACTCTGGCAGAAACTCACCAGTGCACTTGGTGTAATCCTGCTATTCGCCCTCTTTACCTACGGAGCCATTCGTATAAAAAGATATCTGCCGTGAGGCAGTAGTATTTAGAGTTTTTCAGATTTTATTGGTTTTATTGTGTTTGTGTGTTCTACCGTTATAGAACGGCATGGCAATGTTTTTTAATTTCATAACTTTTCAGCCTACTACGTCGAGAGATGTGGTAGGCCTTTTTTTTGTTTCTATACCCATAAAAGACACCAAATCCCCATAAATGGTCCCGAATTCGACTTTAAAGTACCATGTATCCACAATGAGAGTAAATAACCCGACAATCGGGTACATATCAGAGCCGACACTACACAGTGCCGGCTCTTTTTTTTGTGCCCTATGGTAAACCCACCCCACCCTTTCGAGCCAAAAGAAAAAACGAAATGTTTGAACTCAACATCGCTGACATCATAGGACTGGTGTCATTACTATTTGGAGGTGGAGCAATAGGAGGTGTGCTCACCTGGAAGTACACAAAAAGCAAAGCTGAAGCAGAAGCAAAACTCGCACAGGCTGAAGCAGAGAAGGCAGAAGTGGATACAAGTCAGGCAGTAGCTGACATGATGGGAACTATTCAAGACGGCTATCAGAAGATGATAGAAGCGCAGAATAACCACATGGAGGAGATGAAGCAATATGCCGACCAACAGAAAACCTACATCCAGGAACTCAAAGACGATCGTAACGCCATCCGTGAAGAGCGCAACAAGATGCAGAAGCGCCTCGGACAACTGAACGACGAACTCGACGACGTGAAGCGTACAGTAGCACGTCAAGGCAGACAGATAGAAGGTATGCGCCCTTTCCTGTGTGGCGACCTCCAGTGCAAAAAGCGACAGCTCGTAACCGACTGGGGGCTCGTGGTAAATAGCCAAAAAACAAAGAAAGATGATAAAGCTGAGTAAGAACTTCACCCTCGAAGAGCTGTATGCATCATCTACTGCTACGGCAAAGGGAATCAAGAATGACCCAGGCAAAGCTGAGATAGTCAACCTCACCCACCTTGCAGTGCATGTACTCCAGCCGCTTCGTGATAAAATGGGCGCCATCGCGATTAGCAGCGGGTATCGGAGTGCTGCACTCAACAAGGCGGTCGGTGGAGTAGCAACCTCGCAGCACGTAAAGGGACAGGCAGCCGATATTGCAATACCGTCTAAGCAGGTAGGCAAAGTATGGTTCTCTTACATCAAAGACTATCTCCCCTTCGACCAGCTAATATGGGAACACAATAGTGCCGGCACTTACTGGATTCATGTCAGCTACAACAAAGAAGGTAACCGCCATCAGGTAATAGATAATTTATTGAAGAGATAAAGGTGTTTTTCATCATAGTAATGTAAAATTGTTAGTTATTATTTGGGTAAACCCTCGACGCGATGTCGGGGGTTTATTACATGACAGATAACGCAAAAATAGATGGACTCGTAGAGCAACAGAAAGAACTGGAAGCTCTCATGATGAAGAACCCTGCAATGGAAAAGAAAGTGCAGGGTCTGATTCGTAAGGTGCTCGGAGAAGTACGTCGCGCGATGAGCAACGAAGCCAAAAGCGCGATGAAGAGCGACCCTCGACAGGCATACAAGGCTGTCAAAAGAGCTGTATATCGACAGATTCTCGGAGGCAACGTGTCTATCCTGAACAAGAAGAAGCGCGGCACTCAGTTCTCTGCCTACGAACCACCTCGCAAACTCACTCCAGGACAAAGAGGCGGTAACCGCGTCAAGCGCAGTCAGCGTACAGAAGACTTGGTACACTATGCAGGTGCAGATCGTGGATTCGTGCTTCGATTCCTGAATGCCGGAACAGGCAACCGAGCCATTAAAAACTTCAACTACGACGAAAGCCGCAAAGTAGATAAATGGAATAAGCACCCCAACACCGGATTCAGAGGTAGAATAGCAGCCCGTAATTGGTTCGGCAATCGTTCCCAGAAGGAAATGGAGAATGCAGCCGACCACCTCACACAACTCATTGACGAATTAATCAAGCAAAATACTAAATAGCATATGGCAGAAGTAATAACCAGACTGAAACTCGAAAGCGGCGAATATGACGCAAAGATAGCACGAGCCGTTCAAGGTCTCAAAGGCATGGAGGCTGAGTGTCGCAACGTGAACGGCACTCTCGCTGTATTGGAGAAAGACCAGAAAGAATACGTGCAGAGTCTCGGTCAGATGCAGACAGTTAGTAATACTGTTCGCGGCAAAATCGGAGAGCTCTCATCAGCATACACGGAACTGGCCGTACAGTACCGCCACCTTACCGACGAAGAGAAGAAGGGAGACTTTGGTCAGGCACTCTCACAGAGTCTCGACCAACTGAAAGTACGCCTCCAGGACACTAAGCAGGAACTGGCTGAAGTCAGCAAAGAACTCGATAATACGGGTAAGAACAGCGGAGGTGGTATATTCTCCGGTCTCGGTGGCAAAATGAGCGGAGCTCTGCAAGTCTTCGCAGGTAATATGATGACGAAGGCGGTAGGCGCTATAGCCGGTCTTGGTGAACAGATGGCTGATGTCGTACAGGAAGGTGTCAGACTGGCACAGCAAGGTGAAGGAATCCGTATTGCATTTGAAAGACTCGGACGTGGTGATATACTCGACGGACTCCGACAGGCGACACATGGCACCGTCACCGATATCGAACTCATGAAAGCTGCTGTGAAGTTCAATGACTTCAAGTTACCTCTCGACGAGCTCGGTACGATGTTGGCATTCGCTCAGCAGAAAGCAAAGGACACAGGACAGAGTGTTGACTACATGGTTGACTCCATCGTGACTGGTCTTGGTCGTAAGTCATTGATGATTCTTGACAACCTCGGACTCTCTGCATCAGAGGTAAAGGGAAAAATGGCAGAGACCGGCGACATGACTAAGGCCGTCGGAGCTATTATCCGTGAGCAGATGAGCAAGGCAGGTGAATATGTTGAAACTGCTGCTGATCGCGCTACAAAGGCTGATGTAGATTTGAAGAATGCTATGGAAGACCTCGGACGCACACTGTCTCCACTTCAGGAAGCAGGTGTAAGCGTATTCAAGGCATGGGAGATAAGCGCTCTCAATTTCATCAAGAATGCACTGGAGCCACTCATAGCACGATTCACCGAGGCAGGCAGACTACAGGCCTCATACGAGAGACAGGGAGGCGGCGCCAAGGTGGACCGCATGACCGACATATTGAAGAATACCGATGAGGGTAAGCGTCAGGGACTCTACAATACTCAGGTCAACTCCTTCAACCGCTTCATCAAGGAGCGACAGGAATATATAAACCTGCTTGACAGCTATCGCGCAGGCAGTCGCGGTGAAGGCAACGGTTACACAGCTGAGAACAAAGCACGTATCGACCAGTTATATAAGAGATTCGGTACTGATGATACCAGCCGATTGCAGTCACAGATAGACGGTGCTCTTAAGCAACTCAAAGAGTACCAAGACCGTGCTAAGGATATATTGAATCCTTCTACATCAACTCAACCTGTACTCCCTGAACCAAAGGCCGGCAATTTACAGCCACGAGTAACTACTCGTAACACAGAACTGCCTGAAGTCACATCTCAGAAGATTACTGTCACCATAGATGATGCAGAAGCTATTAAGCGCCTGCAAGCTATTCAGGGTATCACCATCGACCCTAAGACACTCGACCTCGTAGCAACCGACAACGCCACATCTGCCATTGATAAGGTGGAAGGGGTAGAGTTCACTCCTAAGACCATTGAGATAGAAGTGGACTCCGACGAGGCAATGAAGGAACTCAACAAGATTGAAGGCATATCCATCACTATACCATTCAAGATTGAGAGTTCCGGCACTGAGAGCATGGCAGAACTCATCAAGCAGATGAGCACGTACAAGGACATGCTCAATAATGCCAAAACTACTGAGGAATACAATACCGCCATAGAGGGCATTAACCGTACCAAGCGACAGCAGGAGGTACAGACTACAGCTCTCCAGCTCGGACGTAGCACCAACGACGTCATTAAGTTTGAAGACAGTGTATCTGAGCAACTGAACAAGCAGCTCAACGAGACCTTTGCGAATATGGACCCCGTGCTCGTGCCTATCGTTCCTAATAGTGAAGACTTCGTTAAGGAGGGTAATCAGGCAGCGAAGTCGTGGGCTGCAGCAAGCACGGCTGTCAGTGGTATAGGTAACGCACTGAAGCAGATAGAAGACCCTGCAGCGAAGATATTCGGTATCATAGCGCAGGCAGTAGCTAACGTAGCAGCAGGTTTCGCTGGTGCTCTTGCACGTCCAGAGAGTCAGACAGGTGGTGTATGGGGATGGATAGCAGCAGCAGCAGCTGGTACTGCAACCATGATAAGCACCATCGCAGCCATTAAAAGTGCTACCGATGCAGGCGCATATGCCGAGGGAGGTATCATACCAGGCAATAACTACAACGACGGACTCGTAGCTCATGTATCAAGCGGCGAACTTATCCTTAACAGAGCGCAGCAGGATTCGATAGCCAATCAGTTGACGACCTCCGACATGTCAATGGAAAATCCTGTCAGCTCTCAACCATACGTGAGTGGCGAGAAGATTTTCCTCGGACTGAATAACTACCTCCGTGCCTCTGGTCGCGGCGAATTAATCACATCAAGACGTTAGGACTATGGCATTAAAATATCAATCAGTATTTAAAAGTAAAGACGGCAATACCTACGCCATCAATATCTACGACCCCACCTATTCAGGATCGGTGGAGCAACTCGTTCCGGCCGGTGAACCATTCGTTACCCGTGAAGATGATGATGACAACGTGTTCGCTCCGATGAGAGCGCAGACTGGTTATATCCGCGTGATTGATACGGACAACGATTTATTCAACCGGATTCTCCCTCCCAATAACACTCATCTTTTTGTGAGACTGTATCAGGGTAACTGGACTAATAATCAGTTCTACCCCGACCCTTATACACCTTTGTGGCAGGGATTCGTGCAAAGTCAGGTATATACTCAACCTTGGACTGAACATAAGACCGTTCTCGAATTGCCGGTCATCAGCACCCTCGGAGCTCTGCAGTACATCACATTCCCTGCCAATGCCTCCAATGCAGCATATAATATATTCCAGGTACTTCAACTGGCCAGCGATATCCTATTCGCTCCGCAAGGTTTCTCAGGCAGTCTGTGGGAAGGCAGGGTAATTACTTGTAATGACCTAATCAACACTGCACAGTTATATATAAGGCGGCAGGTGCTCTTGAAGAGCGTAGAAGTGAAGAGAGTTACTGAAGGCGAAAAGACCATCATCGAGGGTATGACCTTCTATGATATCCTGGAGCAGTTCGCACTGTTACTCGGATTCACATGGCGCGAAGAGGGTTATAAGCTAATACTGGCTCAGATGTCGCGCTACTCATCAACACTACGCATCAAGACTATAAATCTATCTGATGCTTCAGTAGCGAGTGAGACTGCAATTAACGTGGTGGACTATAACGGTCAGACTTCTTTGCCGGTATTCCATTCCACTGACAATAAGACAAGTATCATGCAAGGCAGAAGAAGTGTTCAACTGTCTTTCGCGATAAAGAATGAAGGACAAAGTGTTTTCAGTTTTCCTGAAGCACCGGAAAACACGCCACATCTCACTGGTATGCGAACCTGGGTATTCAGTGAGTTCGTGAATGAAAACGGAGTATATGTTTACGGAACTGATTACGATAAGCAACTCGATATAGAGGCATACGCACATGGCTCACAGTCAGGTGTCACATATAAGTATCTGTTGCGCCAGCACTCATCAGAAGCAGAAGACCCTGAATACGGGCAAAATATCATGCCGTGGAGTTATATCAATACGCCTAACAAGAATATCTGGGGAGATAGCGACTATATTCTGTTGTGTGGTGCTATGCCTTGTCGATTCGATTATCATAACTTCAATACGGCGAGAACTGAACTCCGACACGGACATATTCTCAATATGTGGGCAGCTCAAAGCCTTAACGATATTGAGTGGGGAGGTTTTCACGGATGGCTAATGGACTTCACCAATCCGTCTATCGTGCTCCGTAACTCTGACTGGATTAATATACAACTACATGTTATTCCATTCTACAACGAGCACTACCCTACTACGGAGAATCCACCATACCCAATTCAGACAGGTATCAAGAGTAAAACCAAGCGAATCATCGTGAAGGCATGTCTGAAATGCGGTGACTTATTCTTTGACAATAGAGGTGAAAACTACGGATGGAGCACAGACCAGCAGCCTCTACTTCTTAGATTCGACCCTGAGTCTGGCAATCTTGTAGGCAACTATAATGAGAGCATGGGTATCAAGGATATTGGCGGCTATTATATCCCTGCACCTGCAGGTACTTTTGAATTTACTTTTCAAATCGTCAACGAGATATACGTCGGCGCAGAACTTTATGCTGTTAGAAGCCCGAATGGTATCATAAGATACGGCCAGGGAGAAGCTGCTGTAGATGCTCATACTGTAGTTATGGATAGCCTAAAGGTGCAGGTAATCTCCAGAACTAACTACGGAACCCGCAACGGCGACAATGTGTATTACAAAGATGTTGTCACCAGCGGATTCCAGGATAAAGAAGAAGTAAGCCTCGACCTTGGTACGAATAATAACAACGGAGCCGCAATCAATACCATCTGTACCTCTGATGCAGCAGCCGATATCACTGAGGCTGTATATAACCAGGGAATACTCAGACCGGAAGCGTTCACTCTCGACCAGATGGCTAATTACTTCACAACTATTCGCAGAGCTTATACAGGACGCATCCTTGCAGGCATCGACTGGATGCGCTCTGTCTGGAAATATGCAAATCGTTACTTCTACACAATCATACAAGAGCGTGACTGGAAGCAGAACGAAGAGACTGTTAAATTCATTGAGACTAACTTTTCAAACTAAATAGCATATGGCACTTAACGGCAGATTACTCACAATATACCTCGACGGACAGGCAATAGCCGGCAGTCGCGCAACTAAGATAGAATCAAAGGCAGACCTCATCGAGAAGTCTTCACCCAATACTGCAGAATATAAGGAGTATGTGACAGGAGATAAAGAATGGAAGGTGCAGGTTAATTTCCTCGTATCTGCTATCGGAGATTTAGCAGCCCTTCTTGTAGTAGGTAATACATATACACTCGTTTTTGGCCCCACAGGACAAACTGGCAGCAGTAAATCAGGACTGCAAGGTCAGGCTATCTTGCAACAATACGATATAGACAGCAGCGTCGGTTCGCTCATCAAGGGGAATTTTGTATTCCAGGGGACCGGAATTCTTACAATGGTCTAACGTGTTTTTCATACTATACCTTTTCGGCCGCTACGTCGTGATGACGTGGCGGTTTCTTTTTGGTAAACCTTATAACCCCTTTCCGCTATAAAGAAAAAAACATTATATGAAATTCTTAACATTAGATGACATTAAAGCGCAGTGTCGTATTGAGTCTGACTTCACCCTGGAAGATGGTCTGCTTACTCGATACGGCAATGCAGCTGAGAATACTCTATTGCGTATGTGTAATCGCTCCCTGCAGAATCTCATAGACGAATATGGAGAAGAGGGCGAGACACCAGAAGAGAAGACCGTCCCCAGCGATTTTTATCTTGCAGCTCTGATGCTGGTTAAGCATCTGTACGAACATCACGGACCAACGCAGAATGTCCCCGTGTCTATGGTGCCATACACACTCGATATGCTAATTAAGCCATTCATGCAATTAACATCAGAAGGGGAGGTGTAGATCATGTTAGGTTACGATGCTAATATACGCAATCATCGCATCACCATTGCCAGCAGAGCCGGCAATACCACTGGTGAATTCGGCAAATCGTCAGCAGGTCAAAAGTACGAGATTTTAGGTGACTTTTGGACGGCTGCGGACTTCAACAAAGGTACTAAATCCATGCGCGAAGGAGCCCTCGATGCTTACGACACTGTTATGTTTCGCATGCTCTGGTATCCTGACATAGACCGCTGGTGTATCATCAGATGGCAAGGTGTGTGGTATCAGATCAATTCTTTCAACGCATCTCGCATGCAAAATATTATACAGATTACTGCTACAGAGATGCCTAATCAGGCAATCAATATTCTTAATTCTTAATCCATAATCTATAGCTTATGAATATTTTCGATTTAACCCAGAGTGATGCGCAGGTGCAAGCCATCCTCAACAAAATTCAACCTGTTGTAGAGACAGGCTCGGTAAGTCCGCTCGGATTCGGTTACTCAGCATGCGTTACAGCTGGTGACAATCCAGCTAAAACAGTTGGTTTATTGAACTACGTCCTTACTCCAGGAGGATTCATCTCGGTATTGTTCGTAAATGCTTTCACAGCAAGCAATCCTACACTCAGTGTTAACGGATTGACGGCAAAACCAATCAGACTCTACGGTAATCCAATACCGATGGGTAAGGTGCATGCTAACACTGTTTTGACGATGTACTACGACGGCACAAACTTTGAGGTTGTCGCCATTCAGAGTCAGACCGCCGCAGCCCCCACCGGTTTCGTTGACCTCGCCCTGCCTTCAGGTATTCTCTGGTGTGAGCACAACGTAGGTGCAGCTACTCCATACGAAGACGGACTCTACTTCAGTTGGGGTAATGTAATTGGACACACCGGCACCGACGGTTACGACTTTGGCGAGAACAATGACGGACCATACGCACAGACCCCAGGCGCAGCTCTGACAGGTAATATCCCTGTCAACAACACCTACGATGCCGCCCGTCATAACATGGGCGCACCATGTCGTATGCCGACCGTGGGCGAATTCCAGGAACTGAATGCTAACTGTGACTCTGAGTGGACTGATGAGGATGGCGTGGCAGGTCGTCGCTTCACATCGCGTATCAACGGGAACAGCATTTTCTTCCCTGCCTCTGGCAGCCGGTACTCCACGGGGCTC